CTCAAATATCTTTGTTTCCTTTGTTCTGTTCACATGATACAGAGCTGGCTTCTTTCGTACAACGGTGTAGCTGCTCAAAATTTTTGTCACAAATTCTCAAAATCGTTGTCAAAAACTTTTTGGAAATAGTTCCCGGAAAACAGACTCAAAAAAGAGGGCTTTCGCCCTCTCATTTTTTGACACATTCGATGAGAATAACGTTACTCATCATCATCGAATTTGACCCTTGCATCTATGCTGTGAAATTCAATTTTATTCCTTTTCAGGTACCGCTCTATCAAGCGGCTGATGTCATTCAGAATCGCACTTGATTCCGGGACGTTTAGCCTTATCTTAATCTCAATACGTCTCAAGGCTGCCTCCTTTATAAAAGCCTGCCAAAGTCATCCGGTCGGTGTGTCCGGATACCGTGGCAGGCGTTTTCACTATTTTGTATAAGCCTCTCCTGTGATTTCCTCGAACTCATCCGCTGTGATAGCTTTCTTCACTACCGCGTTCTTGAGCATCTTGGCATTCCAAAAGCCGTGATCATAATATCCTTTGTACTTTTCAAAGTTTCTGCTGTGTTCCGTCTGTTTCTGTGGTTTCTGTGTTGTCATACTATTGTACCTCACTTTCTTCCATGCCTGTATCCTGAGTCGGGAGCTCAACATCCGTCATCAGAGCGATATAGTCAATGATGGCTGCCTGTTCTGCGATGGTGGCTCTCATGTTCTCTTTTTCGCGTTCTTCATAAACGCTTGTTTTGATCTGTCGATATTCCATCTTGATTCCTCCATAATTCCTTATAATATGCCTCCATCCGTCTCAAAAGTTGGTAGGAGGTTCCTTTTGCTGCGTGGTCTTTCCATCCGTTGAAACATTCATCAACTTTAGCCTTTGATGACTCGCCTTTCTTAGCTTTAGCCACTAGCCTGTATAATTTCTTGCGTTCCTGCTTCACATTTGCCGGATTCAGTCTCATGATTATCTTCCCGGTCTCTGTCAGCCTGTAATAGAAACCAAGGAAGAGGATTTCTTCTGTTATCGGTATCACTTTTGTCTTTTTAGGGTTCGGTTCAAAGCCATATTCAGCCAATTTCTCGATCACCTTGTCTTTGCAGTATTCAAGGTACTCAAGGTCTTCGTGCATCAGCAGAAAATCATCCATGTATCTCAGATATCTCTTGATTCCGAGCTGTTCCTTGATGAAATGATCTAATTCATCAAGTACGGAGATTCCTGCTATCTGTATCATCTGACTTCCCGGATTATATCCGACATCGCCCTCATACTGATCTTCCAGTACCGCCTCCGCTCGCTTGTAGATGTCCGGCTCAAGGTGTTTCTTGAACTTGTCCTTTGCGACCTGATGCTTCATGTTGGGATAATATCCATGTACATCCACCTGCAAGACTCCGCCTGCCCGTCCGTACTTCCTGTAATGTCGATGTAGGAACTCATCAAGCACCGCCCTTGCATAGTCCGTGCCCTTGTCTTTCTGACAGGCACAATTATGTTGGATGAAGCTCTTGGTCATTGCCGGATAGATGGCATTATCATTGAGACTCCGCTGATATACTCGGTCTCTGAAGCATATACTCACGATATCCCTCGGCTTAGGGTATGTCACTCTGAACTTCGTTGTCTGCCTTGCTTTATATGTCCCTGTTTTGAGCTGTTTTTCAAGCTTCAGGGTCTCTTCCAGTCCATTGAGGACGTAGTGGGCGGCTGACCCCTTCCACATAACGCCTTTCTTGCATTTCTGCATGGACTCAAACAAGGCTTCAAACCCTATGATATCCTCTTCATTATTCAATTCATTTCCATGATGTTGATAGCGCACACCTCCCGATCAGGGCGGTGATTACATCATCATAGTATTGTTTTGCCTATTGGCAGGGAACTCGGCTCCTTGTGTTAGATTGGTCGGACTCCATCTCTGTGAGATAGTTTGTATGTCCTTAATACCACACAATCCGGGGCGCAGCGAAGCGCGTTGACTGCGTTGTTGTTGTTGACGTTGCCCGAGCTGTTCACATTCCACGTATTGCACGCGTTGTCACGATTAGCCGAGCGCAAGCGCACGTTCTGCGTTACAGCCTACATCCCTATGGTAAAGCTCCGGCTATTTGCCGTAGCGTTTACTATCTGCATCTCTCCAACTTCTCAGATATCCTCTCACATCAATGGTCTTCTCGCTCCAATATTTCACTCGCTTTGATTTCAAGTGAAAGATCGTCTTTGCAAGCTGTATCAGTGCAAGAAGATTGTTACAGTTCCGGGCAGCTCTCTCCTGAAGGGCTTTTCTCATCTTCCAGTCATCCGCAGACTTTACTAGGATGTTGTTGGCTGTCCATGCATCAATGTAGATGTCTTTTGCTGTCCTGATGATATCATCGGTCAGGGAGCTTCTGTATTCCGGTAGGAATATCTTCTGATTGTTTGTTATCCTGATAGTGTACGTTGCCAAGTCCAAGGCTCTCACTATGACTTCAAGTTTGCTTTGGCTTCTCTCGCCTTCTGCTACTGCCACACCATGTCCTCCTTCTCTTTTTGGTCTATCCCCTGCATCCGTGGGTGCAGGGGATGATACATGATGCCGCGATTAGCAGATAACACAAACCGGGGCGCAGCGAAGCGCGGTGACTGCGTGGTAGTGGTAGACGGTGCCCGAGCTGTACACACTCCACGTATCGCACGCGTTGCCACGAAGAGCCGAGCGCAAGCGCACGGTCTGCGCTGATGTGTGGCTCTCAATCGCATAGGTTCTGATCTGAGGATATGTCTGCCACTGTTGCATCTTTGTTGACATCCCGGACGCTCTCTTCCAATATTCCCAAACATCGCCTTCTCCGGCAAGCTGAGGGGTAATGTACATCTGTTCCAAGGATGGAAGGAAGAATGTGTCATATGTGACCTCTGTTTCCCCGTCTGCCTTGTCAGATACCGTATTGAGGGCAGTCACTACCTTGATCGGCTGAATGCAGTCAAGGAACTCTTTCTCAAAGCCGCTCATAAAGCCTGCTTTTGTTGCGTGCTGTTCCGGTACACGATCGAACTTATTCTGAGATGTCCACCACTGTCCGGCAGGCTTGTCAGAGTTGAGCCACTGTCTCATAGCACTCTGTGACCACCTATTATATCCATAGCTCAGGCGGTGAAGACTGTTAAGAGAGCCATCTCCTGCCGGAGTAAATGTACCGAGGGATGTTCCTGTGGAGCCTGCTGTTACGCTCACGGTCTCGATTGCTTCAGTGGATGCTCCGTCCCTGTAGGAGCTGACTCTCCACTCTGCCGGGGTCTTGTCAGGCATTCCCCAAAATCCTACAAGCATACCGCCCTGTGGTACAGGCTTGGTGAGTACAAACTGATATTTCTCGCCAGTTTTGCAGTTATTTCCCCAGTTAGCTCCAACCGTGATGTTGTAGGTTCCTGCCGGGAGTTCTGCTTCACTCGCTGTATAGAATGCCTCGTTGTTGTCAAACTGTACACCGAACGGAGTCGCATAATGCCACTGGATAAACATACCCGGCACCTCTTCGCCATCCTTCAAGGTTACATTTCCGAAGTGGACGATATCTCCCACTGCTTCATATTTCTGTCCGGTAGCCACATCTGTCCATGGCACCACGATCTGATCACCGATGTTGTACACTTCAGATGCTTTGCCTGCCTGCACGATCTTCCTGATCTCAGCCATGCTCGTTGTACCTTCCATTGCTGCTCCTGCCATAAGGTTCAGAAGCATATTCTGTGTGTGGAGTTTCTCCACGATTTCCTTGCCTGTTGAGTCCAATAACATCGGCTCTGTAATTTTGCTCATCTTCTTAGTCCTCTCTTTCATATGTTACACACAGCTTGCCATCAACCACGCTGAAGCCTTCATCATCTTTCTGATCTTTCAGGTACTGGTCATTATCAAGAAGCTGTTGATGTCTCTTGTTCCATTCAGAATAGTGTCCCGGAGTAGTTCTCTCCATTGCTTCCATCTCTGTGCTGAATGTAGGGTTTCTCGATGCGTTCAATTTTGCCATCTTCTACACCTCCTAGTAATTATCCTCAATGGTGAATGTCACTTCCGTCTCATCCTTGCCTTTTGCCAAGAAGTTTGAGAATGCAGCCACATCGCCATCCTCATCAATCAGAGCCATCTCGCTGATTTCTACACCGATAAGCTCATTCTCTTCGAGTTTAATCACATACTCATAGCTCGTCTCTGACACCTTTGTAGATGACGTGTATGGTTTTCTGATTACCTCATGTTTAAGTCTTACATTCTCAGGAAGGGGCTCGATCACCTTGCGGTTTGCATCCACTCCGCCACTTCCAAGGGCGATGTGGGTGATCTTCGCGATCTTTCCTGTAGTATGGCTCGCTTCAGCCATCTTTTTTCTACGAATCTTTGTGATAACGCTTTTTGTTGCCATTTCTACATTACCTCCGTTTTTTGATATGCGTCTATGATCTTGGAACCATCAAGGCTCCATGTACCGTCAAGGAAGAAGAGGTTGTGTTCTTCGTGCCATGTGACGGTCAGATTCTCTTTGTTGTGTACTGCCGTTTTATAGGACTGTTTTGTCGGATACTCTACTCTCTGGGAGTCCATCACTCTCGACCCTGTGAGATTCCACAGTCCATTGAGCTTCAGGTACTCAAAGAAGTCTATCGTGAGCCTGTACGCCACATTCTCCCGGCTTATTTCATATCTGTTACTGACACTACGCGCCCTGTACCGCTGCTTTATCCGGATATTTTGCTCATGCTCTACCCGGTACCCAGTGCTCCACCGGATATCCCCGTTGTATATTAAGGCATCCAGTGTGTGGCTGCCATCAAGCTGCCATTTTCCATCCGTCTTCAGATAGAAGCCCTCGAAGTAATTTGCATACGCCCGGAACCCCATCTTTGCACTCACTGTTGTGATCAGTGTATGCTTGTTCCGGAAGGATGCCATTGACAGTCCTGCGGAATGCTGCTCGTATCTGCTCCGGTACAGGTATCCGATTCGTGTAGGATAACCATGTACCACTGCATCAAGGAGATGGCTACCATCAAGTTGCCATTTTCCATCAAGTTTCAGATAATCATAGAAGTAGATAAACTTCTTATAGCCCACTCTTTGGAATGCCCCCGTGTGAGGCTCCTTGACTTCCGTCTTGTATTCCATATAGTAGTTGTCTTTGGCTTCAACCTCTTTCCATTGCCGGACGGTCTTTCTCAGGATACTAAAGGCGATCGGATGTTCTTCATCCACATTCATGACAATGATCAGGTAGAACTCCGCCCACCTCGTTGTATCACCTTTGAAGTCCCTTGCACTTCGGATGACCGGGTTGGTGTATCCGAGAGCTTTTACCGCGAGGATAATGCCCTCATTCAGTCCTCCAAGTTGGCACACTTCCTCATACATTGCTATTCGTGATCGGAAGTTATCCGGTGATTCCCCGGTGTATCTGCTCAGGTTTCGGTCTGCTGCGTGTACCGGGAGCATCTCATCGCTACAGGTTGCAACCATGCCTTCGTCCCTTGCCCGGAGAAGGTCTTCTTTGCATTCATCAAGTCTTTTCCCGAACACTTTACACAGGGTGTACCAGTGATTCAGGGTTTTCTTGACTTTCTTAAAAGGAGAGGTGAAGAGGTACCACATATATTCAATAAAGCTTTCCATCTTATCACTCTCCCTTTACGTTTTTAACCTCCACGGTGATGTTCCCTGCCATGATCACCTTATCTCCACTGAGTTCCATATCTTCTGTTGGGGCTTTGAACACCGTCTTCCTGTAGTTCTCAATCTCACACAAAGCACTGATGATGCTGTCCTTGTACAGGGTATTCATCTCATCTCTCGGCAGTTTCATGACGTTGGTGATGATGTTCTGTGCTTTCTCTTTTACTCCATCTGTTGAAGCATATTGTGCAAGGTATATGATCACATTGATGTCCTGTACCACTACCTCACTCGATCGGACAAGATAGTCCGCATACTGTCCTTTCAGAGGTTCGACTGCCTCCTCAACTTTTGCTGTCAACTCCGGTGATGCTTCCCCGGCAGAGCTCGTGATGATGATATCAACGGTGCCCTGACCTCTTGGATGTTGTGCGTCCACCCTTGCATCCAGTACACCCGGCACTGACCTTGCAGCGTTTCTGAGCTTTTCTTCAATCGTTCTTGTCGCAAGCTCCGCCCAACTACTTGTACATCGGCTTCTCAGATCTTCGTAGTCTTCCACGTCAGCTCCTTCCCTGATCAGCCACTCTTTTTCATTGGTTACATAGTCCATTCCATCAATATGTATCATGGATATAGTTATCTTACCCGGTGCTACATTGTAGTAGGTTCCCGGTTCTTCCGCTTCCACAAGCACCTTCCCGGTCTGTGCTCCGGCATCTATGACCGTATCTTCCACAGCGTAAAACTTCAGCTCGTTGCCTGATGCATCCGGCTCCGTCTTGAAGCAATGCCCTTTTGTTACCTGTACGGCATTGTCATATTCTGCCCGGTACACTGTCACATAGCCTCTCGCTTTCACAGCCTCCTTCAGGCTTTTGGAGAAGTCTGCCGCTTTGATCTCAAGCCAATCTCCTTGTGCATGGAGGATGAAGCAGGAGTTCAAGATCGTCCTTGCAAGCTGTTTCAGCTCGATAAACAATGTCACAAACATCCGGATGATATGATAGAACACTCCGCCTTTTTTGAAGTTCGTGATCGGGAAGTCCGCCTCTGCAAGCTCTGCTTCTATGTTTTCCATTTCCTCTTCCTCGTCAGGAATCGGTATGATCTTCTCCATGATGTCCTCATCTATCATTCTACTATCACCTCCACTCCGTCACTTTCGATGCTTATACCGTACACCGTGTTGCTGTCATTTCTTTTGAATGTCACCCGGGCTTTGTAGCTGTGTCCCTCAAAGCTCACATCTATGTTGATGCTTGCCGCATCAATGTAGCTGCGTTTTGACATCTTCGACCTTATCCTCTGCTGTATCTCAAGCTTTGTGAACTCATCGAACTCTTCCTGACCAAAGTCAAGCATACCGAAGCCATAGCTTCCGTTGCCCTCCTCATCCTCGTAGAAGAGTTCTCCTTCCTCCGTGAGAGCTTCGTTCTTCAGGTCTTGAAGCCAACACATATCATCTTCAGCAAGTTCTGACTGACCATCTGTCCCGGCTGTAGGCTGACCATCTGCATCAAGCATGAGGTCAACATCCTCTTCTGTCACCATCTGCATCAGTCACACCTCCCCACGATATACGGGTCACATTCTCCGTATAGCAGCATCACAACCACGATGTCTCCGGATTCCACAGGAACCTTCGTGGATACCATTGGAACCTCCGGGAATCGTGTGTCTGTCTGCTTGTTTTTGTCAAGAATCTTGAGAGTAACGGTGTAGACATCTTCTTTCTTGGAAGCCTTCACCACCCTCGCATAAATACACGGAGGATATCTCATGTGTGGATAGTTCGTCTTGATCTGATCATCAAGCTCCTGTTTCACAAAGTTCTTCATCATATCCGACACGTCCATCACCTCCAATAGATATACATATGCACAGCCCCCGAGTCATCGCTCCGGACGATCGTCTTCTCAACAACCACGGTACCGCTGTACTTACTGTGTTCCACGATAACCTCCTGACTATGGTGTATCCACGGGATGGCTATTGTCTCAGCTTCCCACATATCGCCATACTTATTCAGTGAGATGATCGTCTCGTCCTCTTCGAGGACATATAGTTCTTTTTGTTCCTTCTTGGTTCCCCAGTGGAATATCTTCTCTTGGAAGAAGAATGGGTTGCTTATTCCCCATGAGCTATTGATCTCTGCTATTGCAGCCGTTCCGCTCTTCTCCTCTATTGAGTAGACTTTCTTCTTGCTATACACCTCATCTGTCAGCTCGTAAGCTGTTATTCCTGCCCGTGTCAGGATGTACCGGATGATATCCTGTGGTGTACAGTCAATGAACGTCCCCTTCACAGTTGCCCTTTCCAGTTTCATCATGTCATCCTTGATCATGATTTCCTTCCAGTAGTCACTTCCGTTGCACCGGACATATCCATCTATCAGTGTGTCGAAGTCATCCTCATATCCAAGCTCTACCTGAGCCTCGTCCATATCTTTGAACTGTATTAGTCCCTGAAGCCTTGGTGACAGTTCCACCCGACACCAATCAATATGAGACTCGCGGCTTGAGAAGCATTCCACCTCTACCCCGTCCTTGATCTCATACTCTCCGACTGTCACCCTAAATTCCGGGGATATCAATTTCTTCTCTCCCAAGTCGCTCACCTCCTACCTCTTTTTGGTTATCTTCCTAGCCCTTTTCTTAGCTCTGTTTGTGCTCCGGCTATCCCTTGCAGGGCTCTTTGTCTTACTCTTTTTACTCTTGCTTTTCTTTGACTTGGTGCTCTTCTTTTTCTTGGTGCTCTTCTTTTTCTTGATTACTTTGACCGTGCCAATGTTCGGAGCCCACAGCTCTAAGGTGGCGATTCTCTTACTTTCTGAGATCACTTTCTTGGATGTCAGGGTCTTGAAATACACTTGTGTGATTCCTCTTGCAGCACAGTCATCGTTGACGATCGGAAGGAGCTTCGGCTTGTCCTGCCCGTTCCCCTTAAAGAGATTCTGCATATCCCTAAGCTGTGCAAGCGTGGAGTATCCACTCATGTCTTCAAGCAGGATATCAATGTTCACCTTGCCATTTTCATATCCCACAGGTTGGGACTTCTTATACCGCCCCTTTTCATCCTGTGCTACATATACGCTTCCGGCTTCCGTGATCTCCACGCTCGTGACTTCTCCTCCGAGTATCACATTTCCAAGCTTTGCTACCTTGTCTCTTACATAAAGCACCTTGTTTCACCTCCTACGCATAGACAGGTACATCCGTCCGGTTCTGTGCATCCTTCAGCTCATCTATCAGTTTGTAGAGCAATGGCAAGTCTTTGATCTTGCTGATGTCTACCGTGAAGTGGATGCTGTTGATGCTCATGCTTCCGTTCTTTCCCCATCTCTCTGTAGTTATTGTCTCCCTGTTTGTTGTTGTGGTTGTCTCTTTCTCGCGTTTAAAGGTTGAAGCCTTGGATGTCAGTGCGCTTGTAATACTTGCGCCTGTCTGCTGTACATCTGACTTGCTCTCCTCATTCTCGCCCTTGACTACGTTGCCGACAACTTCCTTCATCTTTGTCCACAGAGTGGCAAGTGGAAGGACTGCCTCAGCTCCGGCTTCTCCGCCTCCGAGCATCTTATCGCCCATCTGTCCGAAGATCGTAGCTCCGTTCAGGATACCTCCATCCTTGTACCACTGGATAGAGAAATGCGGCAGGGAACCCTTTCCGCCAATTCCAAAAGGAGCAACTCCTCCGCTCACACTGATGTGTGGGAGGCTCAGGCTAGGCAAATGCCACGAGAAATTGAAGGCTGACCTGATTCGTGATATTGCTCCGGTCACTACTGAATGAGCTGCCTGAAGCTTAGACGAAAATGCCGACTTGATGCTTTCAAGCACGGAGTTGACCGTATCTCTCGCTGACTGTATTTTGTTAGCAATCGTAGAGCGGACACTCTCAAGCCTTCCTCCTGTTAATGTGTTGATCGCGGAGTACGCTGTACTGAAGGTACCCTGCACCCCGGTCATTGTTGCTGCCACAATGCCCTTGATGCCCCCACCATGTGACTGATAGGATGCCTGCATCGCAGATAATTGTGTTGTTGCGTAGTTCTTGGCTGCTGACATTCCGGTTGACACTGCGTTTGAAACCCCGGACATCTTCTCACTCACAGTATTTTTGATACTTGAAAGCTTTCCGCCCGTCATAGTGTCCAGTGCCGAGTATGCTGTCGAGAACGTATTCTGTACGCCCGTCATAGCCGCGGCTGCCACACCCTTGATACCGCCTCCGTGAGACTCATAAGATGCCTGCATTGCCGATAATTGCGTTGATGCATACTCCTTCGCTGCGGACATCTTGGATGATACCGTCTCCGCAACTCCGGACATTTTCTCACTTACTGAGTTTTTGATGCTCGTAAGCTTGCCGCCTGTCAGGTTGTCTATAAAGGTGTATCCTGATGTGAAATACCCCTTCACACCTTCCATAGCTGCGGCTGCCACACCTTTGATTCCGCCACCGTGTTCCTCATATGCAGCTTTCATGTTGCCAAGCTTTTCCTTGACCGTATCGGATGCCGCCCCTAAGATATTTCCGAAGAATCCCTTCACAGCTTCAAGCCCGTTTTTCACGGTATCCTTCATCTTCGATATCGTCTCTGACGCATCAATTCCGATTGCGGACAGGGCACCGCCCACCGCATCCAAGAATCCGGATGCAAAGCCACCGATAAATGAGAGGATCGCATCGAATCCGTTCAGGATGAAGTTCTTAAAATCATCGGCTGCGGCTGATGCAAAGTCGAGAGCTCCTGAAAAATCGCCCCGGAATAGTGCAACGACCGCATTCACTACGTTGGTCACGAATGATGTGAAGCTTGTCAGTGCATTGATCAGAGGGGTCAGTGCTGAGAGTGCTCCCTGTATCGCCCCGGCAAAAGTAGCACCAAGGACAGTCAGGACAACGGCTCCGACTTTTTCTATAATCCGGATGATCGGCTGTACCGCCTGCCATAGTTCGGTCAGCTTCTGTCCGAGTTTCTGTAGCGCAGGCTGTATGCTCGTCCATGCTTGTTGTACTGCATTTTGAACCCGTGCAAATAGTCCCTTCCAAAAGTTCCGGAAGGCTTCCGACTTGTTCCATAGGACAACGAATATCGCTATCAGGGCAACTATCCCGGCAATGACCCATGTCACGGGCGATGCAAGGAATGCTGTGTTAAGTCCCATCACCGCGGTCTTCACTATCCCGATCGTGTTCTTCATCGACAAGAAAAGCTTGCCGAGGCTTCCCACTATTCCCATCACGCTTCCGGCTACCACAAGGAATACTCCAAGTTTCAACGCTATGTTCATGATGGTCTGTACCGTCTGTTGGTTGTTGCTTATCCACTCGCCTCCGCGCTTGATCAGACCACTCACCTTATCCATTGTGTCATTGACCGCAGGAAGTAGTCCGTTTTCAAGTTCCTCAGCATTGTTATGTATCTGTTGCTTTAGCACTTGGAACTTCTGCTCGGGCGTGTTGTTGATGGCTTCTGCCATCTCTTTTGTGACTGATGACCCCTGCTTCATGGATGCCGACAAGTCATCCACTCCGGTTGTCAGGGAGTCCACGTTGTTGTAGAGAAGGTCGATCATGGCAACCGCCTCATCTGTTCCGAAGGCATCCTTCAGCTCTTTCTTCTCTACTGCGTCTATGGTTTCTCCGTACTTTCCTTTCAGTTTTTCGAGGATTTCCGGTGTGGAGAGCAGTCGGTTGTTATCATCCGTCAACTGCAATCCGAGTGCCTCTCCTGCTTTCGTTGCCTGATTCAGGAAGGACTTGTACTTTGTCGCGGCTTCAGAGCCCGACATGGTTGTCTGTAACTGTCCAAGGATAGCGAGCTGTTCCTCAAGTGGCACGTTGTTATTCGTTGCCGTAGCTCCCAACGCACTGATCGCACTCGCCATCTCCGAACCTGATGTCTTGTAATTCTTAACCGCCGTAGCGATTCCTGCGGAGAACATCTCACCGAACTCAAGGTCTGACAGGTCATCATAGGCACCCTTGTAGATACCGTATCCTGTAGCAAACAGTGAGCCCATCTCCTCTGTGGTGGACTTGGTGGCTTTACCTGTCAAGGCTGCCAACTGCGTGAACTGAGCCACACCCTCATCCGTCAACGATGCTATACCTGACTTAATATCATAAGATGCTGTGATGAAGTCAGCTTTGCTCGTTCCTGCCCATGTGTCTGAGAAGCTCTTTGCTGCATTTTCTACCGCCTTCAGGTCTTTAACTCCCAGTGATGACAGTTCTCCGAGTGCATTCTGTGTATCGAAGGTGGATGTCACCAACTTGGTTCCTACTCCGAGGATAGCTCCACCAACTCCTGTCAGAGCTGCCCCGGCTTTCTGCATGGTTCCGAAGGCTGAGTCAAGCTTTTGGATGCTTCCGGATACATTTCCCTGTATCGTGTTCATCTGTCCGGACAGGTTGTCTACTACGTTAAGAAGTACCGACAATTTATAGACAGACTCCATACCCATGCAACCACCTCCTAGTTGCTTTTTTTATGTGATGTGATATACTATCCCTTAGAAGACCATAGAGGTGTACAGAATCCCATAGCTCCCGGCTGTGGGATTTTTGTTTTATTCGTCTGTAAAATTGTCAGCTATACCCTGAGCAACTCCTGCCCTGATCTCGTCTATGATCAGTTCTCTTGCACAATCCGCCTGAGCATACAGATCATAGAACTCTTCAAATGTCAGCTCCTCAAAACTTTCCGGAACAATTTCCCGGGGAAGATACTTGTATATCAGCATCTTCCCATAGGCTATAAAGTTCTCTTTGAACGCTTCCTTCGCATCGTCTACAGTTTTTTTACTGATGTTGTGTCAGCAAGTCCGAGCATACGGAGCAGTTTGTCCGCGAGGGAGATCGCCATAGCCGGGTACTCTTCCAGAGTATCCTTCAGCTCATCCCTCTGCTCATCAATGATATTATCGAAGGCGAAGGTCTTGGATGCCTTGCTTGCGCTGTTTGAGATTGTCTTGACATATCTGTCATAGGATGCAGGCTTCGGCTTTCTGAAGAGGAAAGTGAACTCTTCCTCAGTGTCATCATCTACCGCTACAGTGTTTGTGATCGTGTAGATTTTCTGACCGTTTCCTGTGTATTTCTTCTTCAGTTCTTCAACATCCTGTTTCTTTGTCTCCTGTGTAGCTTCTGCTTCAGCTTCCTTGGCTGCTCCGAATAATCTCTCTTCATTCTCCGTTAATACTGCGTTACTCATAGATATTTACCTCCATATTTTTGACATTTATTTTGTGAATTTACGCATCAAGGTCATTGATCTTGATGCCGCCCATTGCCATTCCATCAAGGTCTACCTTCATGGACTTGTCTCCCTGTGCTGCCTTGAAGCTTCGCTTCGAGAAGACAACCTTTGTCAGGGTATCGGTACAGGTGGACGCTCCCTCATCCGCATAGGATACCGTGATCTTCGGGATAACGTACTTATAAAAGTTCTTATATCCCTTGCTCTTGATCACACGGCACATCTCATTGAAGTCCTCGCGGAGCATACTCAGCTTCACGGAGTTCTTCTGATTTCCGGTACCGTAGCCTCTGATCTTGCCGCCTTTTCCATATACAGCCTCACTCTCCTGCTCATCATCGTAGGAGATTTCTGTCGGCTCGATATTCTCCAT